CGGTCATTCAAGAGGACCCGGAAACCGTCGACTGGCCGGAGGTTATTTATTCGGTCGGTGGCCGCCGCGTGCCAAAAATGGACATCGTCCACATCAAGCGGTTCCCGGTGGCCAATCAGCCGTTGGGCATGTCGCCCATCGAGAAGGCTGCCGACGCTATCGGGTTGTCTCTGGACGCCGAGCGGTATGGCCGGCGTTGGTTCAAGGATTCCGCCATCCCGTCGGGTGTGCTGTCTACCGACCAGGCGCTGACTGAAGCACAAGTCAAACAAACCCTGAAGCAGTGGCTCCTGGCGCACCGAGACCGTCGCCTCCCCGCAGTGATGGGCGGTGGCCTGAAATGGACTTCCATTTCCGTCACCCCCGAGGAATCGCAGTTCCTCCAAACGCGGTCTTTCCAGCGTTCCGAGATTGCGATGTGGTTCGGCGTCCCGCCGCACATGATCGGAGACACTGAGAAATCCACATCCTGGGGCGAGGGTATCGACGCCCAAAAGGACGGCTTCGTCACCTTCACCCTGGAACCGTGGCTCAACTGCATTGAGGAAGCGATCGGCCTCCTCCTGCCACGCGGCCAGAAGGCTGAATTCGTCCTCTCCAAGCTCTTGCGCGGCGATCCTGCGGTGCGCTGGGAGGGCTACCGACAGGGCCGCGAAGCCGGCGTCTATTCGGTCAACGACATCCGTCTCATGGAGGGTCTTCCACCCATCGGCCCCGAGGGCGACATCCGCATTCAGCCCATGAACTTCGTCCCGCTGGGGACCCCCGTCGAGAAATACCTCGGCAATAAAACCTCCGGCAGCGCCGAGGAAGGAAATTCTTAATGAAGACTCGTAAGCGGCCTACCGAGCTCTACGACTCTCCCGAGCACAGGGCTATCCCGCTTGAGCGGATTGAATTCCGCGCCGACGAGGACGATGACAACACCCTGCATCTCGAAGGGTATGCCTCGACTTTCGAGCCTTACGAGATGTACGGCGGTCCCGCCCAGGGTGGCTGGATCGAGCAGCTGGATAAGCGGGCGTTCGACAAGACCCTGCGGGAAAAGCCCGACCTCCATCTGCTGATCAACCACGCTGGCATGCCGCTGGCGCGCACCAAGTCCGGCACTCTGCAGCTGTCCACCGACGACCATGGCCTGAAGGTCCGTGCGCAACTCGACAAGCGCGACCCCGAAGTTCAGGCGCTGGCGGTCAAGATGGAACGCGGCGACATGGATGAGATGTCCTTCGCCTTCCGCGTGAAGTCGCAGACCTGGTCGTCGACTGACGATTTCCCGGATGACTCCCAGGCCCATCGCATGATCAACGAGGTTTCCCTCCACAAGGGCGATGTCTCGGTCGTGAACTGGGGCGCCAACCCCGCCACTCATGCCGAGGTTCTTTCCGCCCCCGAACTTCTTCGAGCATTCGTGGAATGCGAGGACTTTGCCGAGGTCCGTTCCGATGGCGATCTGGTGCAGCGCGCGATGGAGAAGCTTAGCGGCGGACTTGCCGGAGCGACTCCGCCCGCCGTGGCCGGCTCGACCGGAACGCCGGTTGATGGCGTTGTTCAGGACATTTCCGCGGCCGAGGTAGAGGAATATCCCCGCGATGCGGGGGAGCGTGCCGAAGAAACGCTCGCGAACGTTCAAAAGGCCGAGGCCGAGTTGGACGGGGCGCGCGAGGAATCCGGACACTCCACCTTTGCGGATGGTCTTGTTGAAGGACTGACGGAATTCCTCTCGCAACTGACCGAGGTGCAGGCCGCGGCCATTCGAGCCGTACTCGACGGCACTGCGGTCGACACCGCCGAAGAAACTCACGAAGACGAGCGCTCCGAAGACGCCCCGAAGGGTATGAGCCTTGCGCTCGCCCTCGCTCTCGAAGAACTCTGATCAATAGACCTTACAAGGTCTCAATTAATACCCCCTTCGCAAAACCCCCTATGGCACTTAGCCGGGTTTTGAAGTCTCCCCATTGAGGCGAGCCGTCTTGGCACTAGACGGATGCCCATTCCGGGCAAAAAGAGTGCCCAAATTCTTTTTGGGCAATACCCATGAAAGGAAGCTCGTGAACGAGCACCTGAAGCGGCTCATTGAGCTGCGCGCCGAAGCGGCGACCAAGGTCGCCGAGTTGAAGGCAACCCGCAAGGCAATTACCGACAAGGCCCAGGCTGAAGAGCGTAATGACCTGACCGCCGAGGAAACTTCGGAATTCCGCACTCTGAGCACCGATATCTCAGCCGCGATGGATGTGGTTGACGACCTCGACGAGCAGGTTCGCGAGCTGGAGAAGGAGATCGAACGCTCCGGTCGCCAGGATGAGCGCACCGCGGCCGTCGTGAAGGCAACTGCCGTCACCGAGGTCAAGGAACCCCTGACCTACCAGCGGCACAGCGGCGTGTCCTACTTCCAGGACTTCGCTAATCAGCAGCTGGGCCGTGCTGACGCTGGCGCCAAGGAGCGTCTGCAGCGGCACGAGACCGACGTCAACACCAGCAAGGAGTTGCGTGCGGCGTTCAAGGTTGGCAACGAGTACCGAAACCTGGACCGCAATGACGGCACCGGTGGTTCTTTCGAAGAAGTGGCCACCGTAGCTGCGTAAGTAGCTACTAGCAACCTCACCATATCGGTGGACGCCCACCTATCCAATGGGTAATACCGAGGAAACCCGCACATGGGGTTCCGTACAGACTAAACGTGAGGCTCCATCTGTGAAGCATTGGGAATGTGTATCTCAATGTGGAGATGGATGAAGTTATAGTCGGGTCTGCATCTATGGTAAAGATGCAGAGTCAGGCAGAAATGGCCTGACCCCGTAGTTGTTCTTTCAGCTTCTTTCTAGCTTGGTAGCGCCGTTGTGTGGCGTTGGCGCAAATTCTACATCTGTAGGACTTGCTGTCGACGCGCTTCAGGGAATTTTCCGGCGTCATTTCGTGCCCGTTCTTGCAATGGGTCATGAGCTGACTGCTGCGGCGGGTTTCGAGATGTTGCAAAACCTCTCGCGCCCTTGCTGCGCGACGCTTTCCGAACCATGGAATTAGTAGTTCTAGGATCGTTTTGACCGTTCCCGGATCGCTCATCCTCCAGATGTACTGTGTCTTTGGCTGAGTACCCGCAGGAGTGAGCGGTGGAGTCTTAACGTAAATACTGGTGCACGGAAACATGGCATCGATCCGTTGGATAATATCCGGATCAGTCATGCCGACGGTGAGTCGCGTTCCGCCGTTCTTGGCGATGGACATGCATCCCTCACCTTCGAAAATCCCAGCAAACCAGGCGATGGTGGCGTCGCTGAAGGTCGAATGAAACATTTGTACATCATTCTACCCTCGACATTGCCTAAATCCGGGGAACTTTTGAAAGAATTTTTACGGAGTAACAAATCTGTACTTCGTTCCGCCGCTGTGGGTCATGAATGAGTGGATTCCGCTGGTTCGGGCCGGTCGTCCGTACGCCAATATCGTGGCGAATCGGCCGCTGCCTCCGGGCACTGACTCGATCAACATCCCGAAGGTCAACTCGGGTTCCGTCGTCGCCATCCAGACCGCGGATAACGCGGCCGTCTCCGAGGTCGACATGACCGACACCAGCGTGTCGGCCGCGGTCAAGACCATCGCTGGCATGCAGGGCATCTCTCTGCAGGCGCTGGAGCAGTCTCCGCTGTCGTTCGACGACATCATCCTGTCCGACCTGGCTATGGACTACGCGCCGAAGCTGGACACCCAGGTGATCAGCGGCTCCGGCTTGGGCAACCAGGTAACCGGCGTGCGCAATACCGCAGGCATCACCACGATCACCGCGACCGACACTGGCACGGAACTGAGCAAGTCCCAGACCGTGTACAAGAAGATCGGTGACGCGATCCAGCGCATTCACACCCAGCGCTACGCCTCGCCCGAGGTCATCGTGATGCACCCTCGCCGCTGGCAGGCGTTCTGCACCCTGTTCGCTTCGGATGGTCGCCTGGCTATCGTTCCGGACGGTGCTGCGTTCAACCAGTTCGGCGTTCTTGAGCGCGTTGCGCCGGAGAACGTGGTCGGTCGCCTTCAGGGTCTGCCTGTTGTGGTCGACGCGAACATGCCCACCACCCTGGGCGCTGCAACCAATGAGGACGTCATCCACGTCCTGCGCGCCTCGGACCTGTACCTGTACGAGAGCTCGCTCCGCACGCAGGTGTTCCAGGAGACTCGGGCCACCACGCTGACGGTTCTGTTCCGCCTGCACGGCTATCTGGCCTTCCTGGGCGGACGCTACCCGAAGTCGGTCTGTGAAATTGGCGGCTCAGCATTGACGGCCCCGACATTTTAGTCCCTGACTATTGGATTCAATAGCTGATCCATCAGTCACCCCCAGCCTGGAGGGCGGCATATTCGTCGCCCTCCAGGTGCAGGGCTGCGGCTCGTGCAAGCGAATGCTCGCGGCGGAGGAGTTTTGTCCGAGCCATCGGGGTCGTAAGGGGTTTTGGTGTCATGATTGTGCCCGCAAGGGACGTCCGATTCGCGTGGAGCACCCACCTCGACAGTGCGGATGGTGCGGGGAAAGATTCACGCCGAAGCAGTCAAATGCGGTGTACTGCGGCCGAAAATGCAAAGACAAGGCTAAGTGCGACCAATGGGCGAAAGACCTAGCCGCGAGTAAGCCCAAACGCGCCTGCAGCGCTCCGGACTGCGATGCCGACATAACGCATATGCGGTCCGACGCGAAGTACTGCAGCGATCCCTGTTCGCAGCGGGGGAGAATGACTCCCGAACGCCGTCGCAAATACCGCTTAGCTCAGAAGTACGGCATCACCCCCGAAGACTACGATCAAATGGTTATTGATCAGGGCGATAAGTGCTTCCTTTGTGACGCCAAGGAGCCGGGGACGAAGCATGGCTTCTGGCATATCGACCACTGCCACGACAGTGGCAAGCTGAGAAAGCTTCTGTGTAGCACTTGCAATACGGGACTGGGATCGTTCTACGACAATCCCGAGGTTCTTCGTCGCGCCGCCGACTATATCGAAGCGCACAGGGACTGACGTACATCAACCATGTCGTAGGAAGTGCGTAATGGACTGGAGTCTTGGAGAGTATTTTCCACCAGTCGAGCATTACGCCCTTCTTCGGCATGTTGTAAGCCAATCCTCCGGTACCGCAATTGAATTCGGTATCGGAAGGGGCGAATCCACGCGGATAATCGCCGACCACATGCCGGTCATCGGGTTCGGCTCCACGCGGGGTTTGCCCGAGTTCTGGCGCGACGATCCCGACGGACGATTCGACGTGGGCGAGTTCGCCTTTCCTCTGCCGTCGATCGAGAACGCAACTTTGGTCGACGACCTGTTTGAGGAAACGCTCCCCGAGTTCGAGTTCCCCCAAGATGTCGGACTGATTCATTTCGACGCGGACCTGAAGAGCTCCACCGCCACTGCTCTTGCGCATGTTGGTCAACTCATTCGACCGGGAGTTGCTCTAGTCTTCGACGAGTGGCACGGCTTCAAATCTGCACGCGACCACGAACGAGCGGCGTTCGAAGAGTGGCTAGATGGTCACCCTCGCCGATGGAAGGTACTCGGTCATTCACACCAAGCATGGGCTATCCGAATCGTCTGAGGTGGTCCTCTTCATCTTCGCCGGCCGCGAGGCCAACATGCGATTGCAGATGCCGTTCCTTCGTCGCATCGTGGAGCAGAATCCGAATGTCCAGGTGGATATCTGGAATCTAGCCCGCCTGCCCGAGGACGCCGAGTATCTCCAAACTCTAGGCGGCGAACGCATCTCCGTGCGCAACGAGTTCTATCGCGACGCTGACGGATGGAATGCGGTGTGGCGATACTATGCCCACCCCAGATTCGAGCAGCATCTGTTCGTCAAAATCGACGACGACGTTGTTTTCATCGAGACCGATCGCTTCGCCGAGCTTGTCGAAGCCGCCAAGGCGCACCCGGGGACCGTGACCTCCGCCCAGGTCGTCAACAACGGTGCGTGCACGCGCACTCACCGTGGCCTCTGGAGCACCTTCGCTCGACTCGATCTTCCACTGCTCGACGTGCACCTCTCAAACGCCTACGCCCAGCGCGTCCACGAATACTTCTTCTCCAGCTGGGACGCCATGGTGCATCAGCCCGTGGAACTTGTCCCGAGTGGCGACTGGTTGTCGATCAATCTCATCGCGATGGATCACTCATCAGTGGCGTTCATTGCCAAGACAGTGGGAACACCGTCCCCGGCGCACATCGCTGGCAGGGACTGGCAACCGGGCACCATCTGCGGTGACGAGGGGGCCGCGAACATGCTCCCGCGCCACATCCTGACGGGAATGGTGGCCGGGCATCTCACCTTCGGTCCCCAGTATGTGACCACCGAACAGGGCGAGGCCTGGAGGGCGGTTTACGAATCGATTGGAACGCGGTATCTGACCCGATGAAAGACTTCGACGTCCTTATCCCGTTTCGCGACCGGGGAACTGATTGGCGACGCGCGGCCAACCTGGAGGCCTCTCTGCAGTGGTGGCGAGCCCGAGGGATCAATCCGGTTGTTGTCGACGATGGCCTGGCCGGGGATGCCCAATTCAACCGAAGTCGTGCGTACAACCGCGGCGCCGAGTTATCGAAGGCCGACATCCTCTGTTACATCGAGGCCGACCTGCTTATACCGGTGAATCAGCTTTACGATGCAGTCCGCCTGGCCAGCCAGGGTCGGGGGCTGGTCGTAGCATTCAGCAAATTCCTCGCAATGATCGAACGAGACACCGAGCTCGTGAGAGCTGGGTTCATCCCGCCAGCGCAGGCGTGCGCTCAACAGATGCGCGGCGACAACCAATCGATCGGCGCAGCGAATATCGTCTCGCGCAGGTCCCTAGAAATGACCGGAGGCTTCGACGAGAACTTCTCCGGCCATGCCTACGACGACGACGCCACGGAGTTGGCCTTTAGAATTTGTTGCGGCCCAACTAGATTCGTAAACGGTCCGGGTTACCACATGTATCACCTACCGGGGGCTCTTTACGGGAGCGCATCCGAAGCCGATCTGGCCGCAACCGAGCGGAATCGTCAGCGATTCGAGCTCTACAAGCAGGCGAAAACGCCTGATGACATTAAAAACTTGATCACGGGGAACATGTGATTGACCTGCGCGTCGGCGACGACGTAATCGTAGATTTCGAAGGCTGGGACCACCTCGGTCACATCGAACGCATCGACAGGGGTTGGGCCAGGTGCTCGATCCTTATTGATCCCGAGCTGGACTACGGCCCTAGGAGCGCCAGTTTTGCGCCCCTTCAGACGGTAATGGTGCCGATCGGCCGTGTGAGGCTCCGTGACTAGCCCAGAGGGCTGGGCGGAGGCCGCAGCGGGGGTTGCGGGGGAGAAAAACCTCCCTCTGGTTGTCCTCGGCGGAGTCTCGGAGGCCGGGGGAGCGGCGGAAGCCGTGGTTTCTTTGCTTCACGCGGCCGGTGAGCGCTTTCTGCACGTGAACGAGCTCCATTGCCAGCCCCGAGGGGTGTACGTGGTGGTGACGCACGATGAGCGATACGCGAATTACTCCTTCTCGCCAGGCACCGTGGTAATCGACCCGTTCGACTACATCCCAAATCGCCCGGGCGTGAGCGTTTTTCGACCGAAACTCTCCGAAAACCCGCTCATTGACCAGGATTTCGACGATTTAGGGGAATTTTGAGGATCATTGGGTGCCTGAGCTGGTACGACGAGAACCCCGCCTGGCTGGTTGAGTGCGTCACCGCTGCCTCAAAGCTCTGTGACCATCTGATCGCCGTAGATGGCCCGTACGCCGCCTTCCCGGGCGCTTTGCGCAAGTCGTCCAGTTCCGCCGAGCAGGTGGACGCGATCGTCCATGCGGCAGCCGGCGTGGGAATGGGGTGCACCATTCACCAACCTCGCCAGCCGTGGTGGGACGGCGAGGTTGGCAAGCGGGACTTCATGATGCAGCTTGCTATGGCTATGGCGGAACCCGGGGAAGACTGGCTTTTCCGGGTGGACGCCGATGAATTCTTGAATGCCCCCGTTGACACCAGGCTTCACCTCGCAACGACGGAACATGACGTTGCCGAAGTAATGCTGTGGGGGCATGACGTGGAAACGGGCGAGGATGGACAACATCCTCTTCGGTGTTTGTTCCGGGCGATCCCCGGGATGAAGATCGAGGGCGCCCATTTCCTTGTCACCGCACCGTCGGCCGAGGGGAAACGCTTCCTTACCGGCCCCAGCGCTGTCGTCGCCGAACCCTTGTGGGATGTCCGACTGGAGCACCGCACCAACATGCGAACGCCCGCCAGGAAGCGTCTGAAAGACCAATACTCACCAATGATCAACACCCTCGAAAGTGTAGAAAATGTCTCTCGGTAGAAAAGTGACCGACAACGGCGATGTTCGCGATATCGAGGCGGACTATGTGAATGCATATCTCGCTGAATATCACGCATACCGCGGCGCTGGCCTGAATGAAAAGGCCGACGAGGTCGCAAAAATCTTGGATGCCATGGGTCACCCCGTAAAAGAATCCAAGCCAAAGAAGGCCCCCGCGAAGCAGCGTGCCGTAGCGGCGGACACGACCGAAAAGGCCGTCGAAGGGGATGTCAACCCCAAGTAATAGAAAGGGGTAGTCATGGCCGAAAACTTGACCCCCGCAGATGTTGAGCAATACACCAAGGGTCAGCTGGAAGCCTCAGACCCGGAAACCCAGCGGATGCTCGATGAAGCATTGGGAAGAGCCAGGAGCTTCTGCGGCTGGCATGTCAGCCCGGTCCAGAGCAGCACCATTAAGGTTCGCGGGTCCGGATATGGGTACATGATCCTGCGGACTCAGAAGATCACCTCAATCACGTCCGTGACGGAGATTGATCAGGATGGGGTCAGCACGGTTCTGGATGTCAATGACTTCGAGGTGTTCACCGATGAGTCGTGGGCCGTTTACCGGCGCAGATGTCGACCATTCGATTGCCGCAAGACTTACCAGATTGTCTTCAGTCACGGGTACTCCGCCGCAGAGGCCGCGGACTTCCGCGGCGCCGTTCTGCAGCTGATTGACGCTATGGCCCAGTCTCTCGGAACCGGCGGTGGTGGCCCCCTGTCCGAATTCCAGGTCGACGATGTCAAGCTGGCGTGGGCCAACAGCCGACTGCCAGGCTCCGTGGTGAGCAATCCCATGAATGACTCGCCGATGTACCAGTACAAGATCGTGGCGGTGGCATGAGACTAGGGTCACAGACGGTCACCGTTGTGTCCCGGTCGGAGAATGTCAGCGTCCTTGATGAGTACGGTCACCCGGAAATCATTGAGACACAGTTCGATGTCTCGGGTTGCCTGTTCCGCTCCCTTATCCCAGCTTATCGGGGCGATAAGAAGGTCACCGAACTGGGGGAGCTGACGATCGACCAGTGGCGCCTCACCGCGCCGCCGGACCCAGCCGTTCTGGCCGCCAAAGCGAACGACGAAATCATCGTCAATGGACGGAGATTTCACATCGTCGTCGGTCCGCGGCTGTTTTACAACCTCCGCGGCCAGGTTTTCAAGGTCACGGTGATGTGCGAGGACCGTAATGGCTGACGAAGTCATCGTCCGACTGCGCGATGTTGAGAACGCGGTACTCGACGGTCTCTCCAGTAGCCGAGAGCTGAGGCGCGCCGCCGAGCGGTTTATCGAGGACGCCGCCGACATCTGGCGACTGGTGTGGGATACCTCAAGGCAGGGCATCCTCGCCACCGAGACCGGCGTACCGCACCCGTACCAAACCGGTAACTACCGCGAGCACATCAAGACGAAAAACTTGACCTGGACGCAGAAGCTGTTCATCAAGAAGGCTTTGCGCGGAGGGCTGCTGGTCGGATCGGTGTATAACGATAGCCGGGTCGCCAACTGGGTGGAGTTCGGCACTGATGTCGACAAGCCCGGGTCCAAATCCCCGTGGGGTCCCAACACCCCGACGCCGGCATTTCACATAGCCGAACGCACGGCGCAGATAATGGGAGCGGGTGGATTCATTGAGCGTTGATCTCTACCCCTGGGCGCCGCCCGATGGTGTCAAGGTGCTCATTTTTCACCTCTCCCCGCTCGTCGACCCTGGCGCATGCCGGGACGAGCGCCCCAATGATGGACCCATCCCATTCATTCGCGTGATGCGCCATAGACCAGGCACCGACGACGGCCTGACCGAGCGGGGCCGGTATTCGATCTTCACGTTCGCGCTCACTGCCCGAGACGCCTACGGCCTGAGCGATACCGTTCGACGAAGGTTGCGGCTTTTGGCCAGTCGTTTTGGTGGTCAGTATCCAGTCGATTTGCCATCCGGTCGAGTATATGCCGATGACGTGAAGATTCTGGAAGGTCCGGAACCGGTCGAGTACATCCAAGATTCGATACCTCGAAAGTTCTACTGCTATTCGTTGATCTGCGAAGTCCACTTTCGCTACATGGCTACCTGAGCGGAATCCTGCGCTGACAGATTTTACAGACCTTGTCTCGATAGGTCTTGTCTGCGATCCGCTCGTACTCATCAACAAACCACCGATGCTTCCATGGTCGGCATCGTGGTCCTTCGGTTTGAAGTCTAGGCCCGAACGGAATATCGCCAATCCATACCCGGAGATATCCCTCAGAGTATTTGACGACAGCCTTATCGGCCATTCCCGGTGGCAGCAAGCCGCTGATCTGCATACCACAGCCTACTACAGGAGCAACAATGCCTCAATACCGCACCAACGAAGCGATCACCTACGTCCACGACGGCAAGGTGCTGCACGCCGACGCCCACAAGACTGTGGTGCTCGACGAGGAGCAGGCCGAGAAGCTCGGCGCCAAGGTCACTGCCGTGCCCGTCGAGGTCGGCCTGATGTTCCCGAACGGTGCCCCGGTTATCGACGCCCTCCGTCTTGATCCGCACCACGACGGGGCGAATGACGTCAAGGAAGAGCCGAAGGAAAAAGAACCCGCCAAGCCTGAGGTGAAGGGCAAGAAGTAATCCAGCGGTAACCACATAACCAATCAAAGCCCGGGCACTCGTCCCGGGTTTTTTCTTGCCGTTTTTCGAAAGGATTAAACATGGCATTGCCTGCTAACGGCGGCTCTTACGACCAACTGCTTCAGCCCACCGTCAACCCCTTGAAGGTACGCAAGTGGCCAGTCGTCGATCTCTTGATTCGGGATTATCGGGCCGCGGACGGGACTATTCGCAATCTCGCCGACCCCGCTGTCGGCCTGAATGACGACGGCATCTTCTCGCCGTTCGCCGCGGACGGAACTCTTCGCAACGATCTGCTCGGCCCAGCCGGCCTGGGTTTCTACCACCTCGGCGCCCTGCATGAGGACGGCATCGAGATGAAGTCGGATACTTCGTCCGACGAGACGATGATCGCTCAGTCGATTCGGCCGGTCCGCTACGACCTGAAGTCGGACAACGACACGATTCAAATCCGCGCGTCGGAAAGCTCCCCGCTCACCGACGTCCTGCGCTTCGACAAGCCGCTCGATGACATTGAGGACTACGGCAAGGCCGGCTACGTCATCAAGAAGGACGCCAACACGAAGCTGATCGAGCGTCAGGTCATCGCCCTGGGCTTTGACGGTGAGCATCTCGCCGCTCAGGTATTCCCGCGCATGCAGGTGAAGGAAAAGTCGGGCAGCAACTTCAACAAGAAGGATGTCGACGGGGTCGACATCACCCTTGGCGCGCTCTTGTGCCCGTTCGTGATGTCGCCGGTCATCCTTTGCCGCGAGGGCGCCGCTTGGCGTGGCCTGCAGGGCGCTCCGGTGTTCGCCGCAGCCCCTGCCGCTGCCGCACTGGCCGGTCAGCAGGCGACGGTCACGTTCGCCATGCCGACTTCCGGTTCGTCGACCTACACCTACGTGGTGGAGAAGTCGTCCGACGGCGGCACCACGTGGACCACGGCCACTCCGGTGTCGACCGCTGGCACTGCGACTGTCGTGATCACCGTCTCCGGTGTGACGTCGTCCCTGTCGTGGAAGTTCCGCGTGAAGGCCACCGGCTCGAATGCGATGACCACGACTTCTTCGCAGTCGAACACGGTCATCGGCCTTACCTAAATCCCTTTTTTCCCATCGCCGCGATATGGGCTGTGTCGCGGCGATGGGTCAACAGCCCAACAGCCTCAATTCTTTTTAAGGAGCCATAAATGGCCAAGGGGAACCGCGCCACCACTTCTACCCGCGACGCCAAGGAGCAGGCGGCCGAATACTTCGGCTTTGCCGGGTCCACGTTTGTGGAGGGCAAGTCGGGCAGGGTTTACGAAATCCCGAGTCCGGCACTGCTGGATGACGATCAACAGGAACGCTGGGACGAACTCCAGTTCACCCTGGAACAGTGTGACCGCGAGGATGACATTGTGATTCCGGAGCGCGTCCGCGACGACGGCACTGTTTCACCAGAGCGGGTGATAGAGGGTGACGTCAAGAAGCCGTACCGCATCAACGGGGAGCTGCTGAAGCCCACGTACAACGCTCGCCTCGCCATCGCGCTGTTCGGCAATGAGGGGTACGAGGAATTCAAAGCCGACGGCGGGTCCGGAAGCCTTGTCGCACTGGAGTGGGCGCGCATGAACAAGGAATACATGGAGCGTGTCGAGGCCGACTCGAAAAGTGACAGTTCTCCTGCCTCGCTGGAGGTTGTTTCCTCGCGAGATTGAGTGCGACCTCTCTCTCTATCACCACATTGACATCGCGGAATGGCACGCCGGGATTTTGTCCAGCAGGAAACTACTGGCGCTTCTCGACGGCCTTCCCGATGAGTCTTGGTACAAGCTCAGCGTCGCCCGTTTCATTCAAGAGATGGAAGACGAACAAGAGGACGCTGTTGTCACTGACATTCGTTCTTTGATTTTCGCGCAGCTTCACGGTCAAAAGATAGAGGTTTCTGGTGAGCAATCGGATTGATATTTTTGCTTTCCTTCATGCGAACCAGAGGTCTGTCAATAACACCAGTCACGAGATTTCGGACGCCCTGCGTGACGCCGGTCGGCGTGGTGCTGACGAAATGGCGCGAGAGATCGAGAACGCTGCGCCGAAGATTCGTCGAGCAGCTAACAAGGTCAAGGACGCGACGATCACCGTGGATCGCGCCGAGAGGGCGGCTAACCGCACCCGCGAAGAGGGCACCAAGCTCCTGGAGCGCCGCCTCCAACTGGAAACCGATCATGCCGATGCCAGTGCGGCACGGGCGAAGTCGCTAGAACGCGAAATCGAGCTCGAAAATCGTCTGCGCGCTGCCCGTGCGGGCACCGAGAAGATCAATCAACGCATCTACGAACAAGAACGCCGCCGGGATGAGCAGAGGGCTAAAACAAGCGCGCTGAACGAGTACGTCCGCGGCGAGAATCTGAAGATTCGAGACAAGCGCATCGCTCGTCGAGAGGCCAATCGGACAGGTGACGGCCAAACGGCCCAGCGCCTGTCTAGGGAAATCGATGCCGCCGACGCCACCCTTCAGCCCGCTCGTAAACGACAGATTGCCGAGAATCGGAAACTTCGCGAGGAAGAAGCCGCTCTCGCCACGCTTCGCGAGCGCCTGGCCGGACACAACGAAGACGTCAGTCGCACAGAAGCCGACCTCAGGGATGTCCGTACCGAGGGTAATGCCGCTGCTCGGGATACCGCGCGCATCGAGGGTGAGATTGCCCGCAATCGCGAAGAGACCCGGCGGGTAACCGAAGACTCAATCCGCACCACCGAGGACGTGACGCGGGCGACTCGCCACCATGAAGAGGCGTTGCGATCTCTTCATGAAACCGAGGAATCCGAGGAACGTCGCCGCAACCAGCGCGACAACCGACGCCGCGGCCGGGGGCGGGGTGGCCAATTCGGTCACACCACCGCGGGAAATATCGGCAACATCTTCACCGACATCCCCGGCGTTCCCGGCGGCCCGCTCGGGGCTGTTATCGGCCCGGCTGTGGTCATCGCCCTTGGCAGTGTCGCCGAGGCTGTCGTTACGGCGTCTCAGTCGCTGGCATTGCTTCCCGCAGTAACTGTCGCTGCAGGCGCTGGCGTTGCCACCCTTGCTA